TGCTCGAACCACAGCGGCACCATGAACGAGCGACGACCTACTGATGCGATGAACGCATCCAAGCGTTGAGCATTCACACCCTTGCGCAAGAAGGAAGCCTCAATGGATCGACGCGGGTAGGCTCGAAGTGATCGACGTTGTTCGTTGTCAGTCTCACTTGGCAGGATCTCTGTCAGCCAACTCAGGCGTTCGGTGATGCCGTCTGCCCAGTTTGGACCGACTGTCCACACCGGAATTTCCTTTCGCACGTCATCCTCGTATGGCACGTCAGCATCAAGGATGGTTGTCGTTGAATAAACCCAACCGTCAGCCGTTGTGATGTAGACCAGACGACCACCTTGCCATAGCGAGAACACGAAGTAGGGCACGTCCGTCGTCAACTTGGTCAGCGACACGTCGATCCGTTGCTTACCCGGTTGCGTGAAAAGGCCAGCCTCAATCAGGCCCCCTGTTGACGTGGCCACGCGGCGAATGCTCAGTCCATCAGCACCGATGTAGACCGTCGCAGCGTCAGCACCCCACAGCTTGATGGTGTAGATACCACCGTCCAGAATGAACCATCTGGCCATGTAGGTGGGAGAGCCAACACCTGAGCCAGGGCTGACCGCAAGCTCACCGTTGGTAAACGGCAGGCTCGCAGTGGCAGACGGAATCGAGAAGTCAACAGCAGCAGTGCTCATCTCAGTTGTTGCTTCAGTGAAGCGAGGTTGCGTTGGATGTGCATCATTGTCACCTTTTCACCGTCAGCACCTGACATGGCTTCAGGGATCTTCGTGCGGTCGTCCACCAGAACAAACCGCATGCTGCTCGGACCCGAAGCACTCGTTGATGCACTCTTGCTCATGTTCATGATGTTGCGCGGGTCGGTGGTCTTCAGCACCTCTTCGTTCTCTTCCAAGATCGCAGCGTACTCACCAGGAGCCATGCCAGGAACACCACCCGAGTGATAGCGCGGTGCGTTGGCAAACCAGGACGACGGGACAGAGCGCGTGCGGCTGGTCACCGGGCCGACTACGCCGCCAGAGTGGAAAACGCGAGCACCTGTTGCGGCTTCCATCGGCGCACCGCCACCACCGCCCATCAGCGCAACACGAATCGTCTGGATGGCCAGCAGAATCTGTTCCTTGATGATCTGCTTGCCGATCTCCAGTAGGATTTGCCCGATCGTCTCGACAACAGTTTGACCAACCGCCTTGAACACTTTGCCCCACGAGAACGTGGTTTTGCTGAGTTCCTCGATCTTGGAGATCAGGCTATCGATGGCCTTACCTGGACCATCCTTCTCAATCGTGTCCAAAGCAAGCTGTAGCGGGCTTTTGGGCTGCTGTGCTGCCCCACCCCCTCTGGCCTTCGCCAAAGCCGCCCTGAAGGCTTCTACGCGAGTCGGGTCGAGCGCTAAACCAATGGTTTCAGCAAAGATCAGACCCTCTGCGACAAGTTGGTCGATCAGCGGCTGAGTCAGAGCAATCTGATCACGGATCTTTTGCTCTGCGTCGATCTTGCGCAGCGTACCGGCTTCCTCTTGATCCTTGATTGCAGCGATGAAGTCTTGGCGAGACTTGACGGCATCCGTGATCTGCTGTTGCCTGCGAGCCAGTTCGTCATAGAAAAACTTCTGACGCTCGGCGTTCAGCGTCTCCGTCTTCGCAACCTCGGTGCGCTTGGCCAGCGCATCAACGGCTGTCGTGTCGCGGTCGTTCTTGACCAGTTTGTCGCGCTGTGCCACCAGGTCGCGCTCGAAGTCTGCGAACTTGGCACGAACACCGGCAAGCCTTGCGTCCAGGTTGTCGGTCTGCCTCTTGCCAGCAGCCGCCTCCAACTTGTCAAGGCGACCCTGCAATGTCTCGGCTTCTTCAGCCAGTTTGTCGTTGAAGTTCTTGATGACCTGAGCCTGCAGATCAACGATGCCCTGCTGAAACTGCTTGGCAAATGCAGCAGACTCCTTCGGCGCGATCTTGCGCAGATCCTCGATACGGTCTTTCAGTTTGCCGTACTGAAGATCAATCGCCTTCAATTGCGAAGAGAGTGTGTCTGATTGAAGTTTCTCAGTGCGAGCCGACAACTGGTCGAGTGCATTGCGGATAGCCTCGATCTCGTTCTCACGCTTCCTGATCTCACTTTCACTTGGTGGTTTAGCTCCAGGACCCTTTGGCCGGTCGAAGTCTGTCGATGCCCCAGCGCGACCCTGCCGAGCGAAGCGATTGTCACTGCCGTCAGGCGTTACCTTGCCACCAGCGGTAATCCGAGCACCGAGTTCGTTGATGGCCTTGATGTCCGCCTTGAACCTGGCAGAGATCGACTGGCCAGCAGCAGTGACCTGTGTGTCGTACTTGAAGGTCAGACGATCGAGAGCCTTGTCGATACCAGCCACGAGATCGGTCTGACCAAGGGCCACTGCACCAGAGCGAAGGATCTGAAGCAATCCTCTGCTGAACGATGTCGCTGCGTTCAGGACACGCTTGAAGCCGTTCTCTGCCCATCGCGGCATCTCGGCAAAGATGTACTCAACACCATTACTCAGGATCGCCCACATTCCTTGGATCGTGACGACCAAGTAGGCAACCGACTTGCGAACGATCTCGAACTTGTCGAAGAGGTACTTGCCGATGTCCCACGCAACGATTGCAGCGCCAATGACAGGAATCAATCGAGCAAGCCCCGTCAAGGCTGTGCTCAGTAGAGCGACAGATGCCGTCACCCTTGTCAAGGCACCCACTGCCGTCAATGTCCAGGTGGTCGCAAGATATGCGACGAACCCTGTCAGAACGATCTTCAACTCATCGAAGTTTCTGATCACGAAACGGATCGAGTCTGCGATAAAACTAAAGGCATCAGACAGCGACTTGGCAAACTGTTTACCTTCGTCACCCTTCAAGAACGTGCTGATCTCTTTCAACAGATTCAGGTAAGCATCAGCGAACCCTGACTCAGCGACCAAGAGTTTGAATGCTTCAATCTGGTTGTTGAAGCGAGCCTGCTCTGCACCGAGTTGTTGGACCGCAGTCGGCAAACGCTCGGCCACAGCGCGGCGCACAGACTCAACGATAAGCACGAGGTTCTCAGAGCCAACCAAACCCTTTTCGAGCGCCTTGTCGAGATCGGGGAAGAAGTCTTTCAACGCCTCCTGCGCGAATGCAAAGGCACCCGGCAAACGTTCACCGATCTGGCCACGCAACTCTTCGGCCTGGATCTTTCCTTTTGAGAACGACTGACTGATTGCGTTGAAGATTCCTTCAGTCTGTGGACCTGAAAGGTTGAGAACCCGAGCAGCCTCGCCAATACCCTCGAAGATGAAGCGCGTGTTCTTGATGCTCTGACCACTCTTGACAGCAGACACCGCGAACTTCGAGTAGCCCTTGCTGGCATCCTCAAACGCAAGACCCAAGCGGTCAGCTTGCTCCTTCAGATATTCAATTTCCCGTGCAATGCGAGCAGGGTCGTTGCCAACAGCCAGTGACAGGCTGCTGCCGAGTGCTTGTCGCTCATTGAAAGCCTGGAGCGAACCTGATGCTGTGGAGATAGCCCCCTGCACACCGACGTAAGCAGCAGCCAGCGCGAGCACTTCACCCTTGATCCGCTGCACCAGAGACAACGTGGTGCGGCCTTCGTCGCGGAACAAGCTGAAACCCTTGTTCGACTGCTTGACTGCCTCACCGTTGCGCTCATGCGCGTCACCGAGTTGCTTGACAGCAACGGTGGCAGCCTTGGCCGACGCCACCAAGCGCTGCTGCTCGCTGACCAGTTGTGAGGTGTTGACTCCGATGTCGCGCAACGCATCGCGGCTCTCACGGGTGGCCGACACTTGGTCGCGCATCGCAGCAGACGCACTCTTGAGCCGCCTCTCAGCTTCAGCCAGTGGCTTGACGAACGCCTGACCGGCATCACCACCCTGACGCACAGCAGCAGCGTACTGGGCAACTTGTGCTCGCGCCTGAACCATCTCAGCACGAGCCGCTCGCAGCGCTGCCGCTTCCTTGTTGTAGCGGTCGAAAAGATCAGACTGAGACGCCAGGCCCTTCTGCACAACCGTCAACTCACGCAGCGTGCCTGCGTAGTCCTGGACCGGACCCTTGATGGTGGCGACCTTCTGCGAGAGTCCAGCCACAGCCTGCTCAAGCTGACCAAGGTTGCCGGTGACCGCCTTCGTTGGATCGTTGATCGCATCAACAGCATCACGCAACGAGACGATCTTCGGACGCAGATCATTCGAGGCACGAGCGAGCGTGGTGTACCCACGGGCGGCTTGCTCTGCTTCATTTGCAACCTTGTTCAACCCGCTGTCACGAAACGACTGGGCAGAGCGTTCCTCAATGTCGCGGCGTAGGGCAGCAAGTTCGCGAGCACGGTTGTCGGTTGACGATTGCTCGTTTGCAGCACGAGTGTCAGCCGCACCCTTTGCGTTGCGTGAAGCAACCGTGTCCAGGTACTCTTGGTAAGCCTTGGTGCGAGCCTCGGACGCAGCGGTGGCCTTGCGCTCGGCAGCCTCGAAAAGAGCGGCTTCAGCGCGGGCGATCTTTTGCTTTTCAGCAAGTTGTGCAGTAGCGTCGGCTTGCTTTTGAATGATGCGAGCACGAGCGTCCGTCTCGTTGCCAGCCTGAAAACGCTCAAGCAGCCCGCGGTCCTGATCTCGCTTCGCACGAGCATCAGCTTCGTTACCTGCCTGCAACCTAGCCAAGAGTGTCTGTTGACGAGCCAGTTCTGCGGTTGCTGCCGCTTCACGCTGAATACGACCAACGCGAGCGTCCGTCTCGTTGCCAGCCTGTAGACGCTCAAGCAGTTTTTGCTGGCGAGCCAGTTCGGCTGTTTCAGTGCGAGCCTTGGCTACGGTGTCGGCGTAAGACGCGAGTTCGACCTTACCCTTGTCAATGGCGCGTGCGCCTGCAAGTTGAGCATCGACCAGTTTGGTCTGCTCGTTTGCAAGGTTTGATGTATCGACACCAATGGTGCGTAGAACCGCACCCAGGTCTGCGTACTTCTTCTGTTGCGATTCAAGCCGCTTGTTCGCGTTATCCAGGCGAACCTGAAGACGGTTCTGGTCTTGAATCTGGGTATCGGTCAGTGCCTTGCCTGACGACTTAACCTCGTCCAGCTTGGCCACATAGGCGTCATACTTCTTGCGAGCAACATCGATCGCGTCGTTGCTTTTGCCGATGGACTTTCCCAAGTCTTCAAAGGCTTTGAAACTGCGGGCGCGAGCCTCAAGTTGCTCTTGTGCCACTCGAAGGCCATCGAGCGCAGCCTTCAGCCCGTCATAAGCGTTCTCACCCTTCTTCGCAGAATCGGCCTGACGCTCGATCGCAGACTCAAGATCACGAATGCTCCTGGTGATCTTGTCCACGTCGCCACCACCCTTGAGAGTGGTGCGAATCAGGAGTTCTAGCTCTTTGCGATCATTCACTTTCGTCCAGCCTTTTCAGAATCTTGGCTAGACGTTTACCGGACTTCGCGTCGAAGACTGAGCCAATGACCATCTGCATCAGCGAAGTCTCTTGGCGTCGGCGGAACGCAAGCCGTTGTCTCACGATCCTGACTTCGGACCACACAACGGCCAGCGGGTAATGCGGGGCGTGAGCGTGACCTTCTGCCAGCAGTAGGCTCACATCGCGGCGAACCCCAACGTAGAACTCGATCAGCGGGGTGAGCGCTTGACCTTCGTTGCCACGTTGGCGGTCGTGAGCACCTTGCTCATCGTCTTCGTCTTCAGGAGAGCCGCGACCATCTCCGTGAATTTTCCCACGCCGCCCACCTCAGTAAAGGTGAGAGAACCGATCTCAAGAAGCGCTGCCACCTGGACGGGCATTGGCAGTTTCTCTGCATCGGACGCATCCCCCTCACCGGCAGCCAGTGCGATCACGTTTGCGGCAAGCCCTGGAGCTTGCGTGACGACGGTGAGGATCAGCGGCTGCAAATCCTCAACCTTCATCGTATCGACTGACTTGAACAGCTCGAAGACGGCTTCCATGTCAGGCATGTGTTCGCGAATGAGAACCGCCAGATCAGTCAAAGAGATACCACGTACAACCATGGTGTTCTTTGGACCGATCTGAATGGTTCTGCTTTCTGGCTGGTATCCGGCGAGGGGCATGGCGTTATCTCTTTTCGTTGTGGTTCAGTTCAGTGGATCAGACCGTGGCAACAGGCCGGTCGTCCACGTAGATGGCTTGCATGTTCGATGCCTTGTTCAGGATCTCGAACGTGAAGCTCATGGTCTGCCAGTCGTCACCCTTCAGGTTGTAGTCACCGTCCGGTGCGATCTTCACGTAGGGCAGGTAGTAGTCGCGGTTCACGCCGGTCGGGTTGTTGGCGACGAAGCGGACAGCAGCGTAGATCGAGTTCGAGCTGGACACGATCTGCGAACGGGTGCTGGCGACGGTGGCGAACGTGAACTGCACCAACGTGTCGTTCGGAATGTCCGGTGCATTCGGCAGGATGTAGACCCGACCGAGCGTCTCATCAACCTCGAAGTTGTTGGTTGCTGTCACAGCGGTGCTGAAGCCTGAACCTTTGCCGCAAGTGACGGTGGCCACCAGACGCACACCGGACGGCAGCGACGGAGAGGCACCGAGTTGGTAGAACATGCCGCGTTTGACAGTGACCTGGTAGGTCAAGCCGGTTGCAGCGACTTGCGTGATGGTTGACGCATCACCCAGCAGCAGCATCGCCAGGTTGTCCCGGTCGATGTTGTCACAGGTGAAAGCGCCAGTGCGGTCGAGCTGGAGCTGGACCGAAGCGTCTTTCACGCGAATGCCGGAATCGGAATCGAAGTGATCCAGATCCTCACCGGCAGAGGTGGTGTTGAATTCGGGGGTGTTGCCGACATAGCGTTCGCCGGTTCCAACCGATGCTGCAGTGATACCAGCGGCAACCACCGACTGGGCAAAGCGGTCAATGAAGACCCGGCCACGGCCGAGCGTGTAGTTCTTCCCGCCGAGATCGGACGTGATGGGCATGATTCAAACTCCTATGAGGGTTAGCCAAAAAGTGGCGTTTGCGAGTGGGTATTCTACTCAGGGCGAAATTCGAGCAAGCCCCACTCGCACGGGCAAATAAAAAAAGCTCTTGCTCGAAATGTTTTCAGTCGGTGGTCGAACAGTACCTGGACCAAACTGGCAGCGAGTGATCAAACCACCCAGCATGTAATCACTGGGGTATTTCGGATAACCTGTTCCAGGGCTCACACGAATGATTCTGTCCAATGTATTTTCAACATCGTCCATCAGGAAATAAACCGCATCGGATGGGTTCGCCTTGTCATCGGGGCACCACCCCTGGACAAGCAGCAGCCAGTCGTCAGCCCGAGCCTGATTCTCAGCAGTGAAGAGTGAAGAGTCAGGCCGAGGTGCTTCGAGAATCGACAGCATCGTTTTCGGGTCGTCGTCACCGAAACGGTTGCGACCGCGGAAGACAAGACCTTCCATCGATGTCAAGGCGGGCTCGATCGTCGGTGCAGTGGGCACCACTGTTTCAAGCAGCGCGGTCAGTGCCTTTAGAACAGCCAAGCGGTTCGGATCAGCCACGGGAGGTCACCCTTCCAAATTGACGCAGGAACTTCTTGCGCAGGTTGTCCAGGATGTCAGGCGTCACCTCGTCGGCAACACCAGCCATCACCTGATCAACCGAAGGTCCGTAGAGCAGGTAGAGGTTGTTGTCCAGGCGGACAGCCTTGTCACTCTTCTGCAAAGTCTCACCGTCCTTCAGCCTGACAGCCAAACCCGTGTTCCCGTTTCTCAGATTTACCAGGAAGGCGTTTTTGAGCTTGCGGGTGACTCCGGGCTTCACCTGGACGAATAAAGGCTTCCTGCGTGAATTTGCGACAGTTGCGCCAGGTGCAAACCGAGCGAGCGATGTCGGCCTGTCGCGACCTGAGACGATTGCTTCCAGGGACTTGCGCGTAGCCTTCGAGCGCACACCCAGTCGCTGGTTGTTCAGGTATTCCTTTGGGAAGCTGACCTGAGCAAACATCTTGCGCTTCAACGCAGGCACGAGGTTCCGCGCTTCTTCGTTGATAGCGAGCATCATCGCTTCTTCGGTAGCGTCGGGCAAAGCCTCGAAGTATCGAATCAGTTCATCGAAACCGGCAGAGATGACGGTTGCGCTCACTTGCGGGTCACCTGCCAGGTGTGCGTCAGCGGACCATCAGACGGTAGTTTGGTGTCCAGGATAAAAGTCTCGTTCGGAGAGAGACATGGAATCTGAACTTCGGCCAGTCGTTGCGGCACGAAGGTGGCACCGTCAACGGTTTCAGCAAAGAAGACGATTCGGTCAACCCCTTCAATCACGTCCGCATACCCGTCGCCATCAACCAATCCCCCGAAGGGTTTGCTTGTCTTGGTGTGCGGACGTGCTCGGAACTCGACCGGGGGGTTGACCGAAGCGTCCGAATAGAACGCTTGGACGCCGAACGTCTCTTGAACAGTTCGGCGTGAGGCAGCCTTGAGGGCAGCCCAATCAAACATCACAGGTCGCCTTTGCCCGACTGCTCGCTCGATGCTGCCTTGACGGCATCAGCGGCGACTTCGTTGGACAGGTCCAGTGTTGCGATCACGCTGATCGCAGCAGGGTTGGCCTTCTCGATCTGCTCGATTTCTTCAGCAGTGAACTCGAAGGTTTGACCGACAGTAGGGTTGACCACCTTGCCATCGCGACCAAGGGTGATGGACTGCATCACGGTACGCACCAGGCTTGGCGCGGATGTACGGGACTTGCTCATGAGTGTTTCCTTGCAGGGGTTGAATCAAATAAAGGGGTTCACTTTTACGCGAACCCCTTCTCTCAGCACGTCGCGAGGATCAGTCGCTGGTGATGATCTTGAACGAAGCGTTCGGCTTCTTCGGGACCATCAGTGGCGCAGATTGCGTCATGATGAATTCGGCCGAAGGATCTTCCTGACGCCACATCTTCGGGAAGCGCTCGATGGCACGCAGGCCAGCGTCGATGTCCTTGATCGCGCCGAAGCAACGAACGCCTTCGATATCGCTGAAACCGCAGACAGCCTTCTGGTCCAGGAAGAACTGCTCGGTGCCAGTCTCGTCAACGAACTTCGAGCGGTCCACCCACAGTTCGATCTGGCCACCGCCGAAGACACCACCGTAGGTGCCCATGTACTCCTGGCCCTCGAAACCATCAGCCTGACGCTGAACGTTCACGTTCAGACCACCGTAGTTGCGGTCCATCAAAGCCTTCAGATCCACGCGGGCAGTGAAGTAGTCCCATGCGGTTCCACCGAACACCACGCGACGAATCACGGCACCAGAGCGGTTGTTCGCATTGACGCGAGCCGTCATGATGTCGGTGATCGGCGTGCCGGTGCTTTGCGACCAGCGGGCACCCGACAGCAGCGTGTAGGTCAGAGAACTGTGACGCTGGAAGTTCACGGTCGTCGTCGGGTAGTTGTCACCCGACAGCGTGACGCTACCGTCGATGAGCGCACGAGCAGCCAGCCACTCGTTGCGGTTCGTCAGCAGAGCGTCATGCAGGCGCATGATCTCCGCAATCGCGGCATCGCGGCGTTGCGACAGTGACAGCGAGCCCGTGCCCAATGCCTCACCGGCACGGCGTTCGATCAGCATGTTCGGATCGACCGCGTGCTTGGGCTTCACGTAGGCAGGTTTGAAGGACAGCGAGCTGTAGCCGCCCATGCCCATCAGTTGACCTTGAACGTTGGGCACCACCAGCGGGGCCAAGCGACGATAGTCCTGATCAACCTTGTCGAAGAAGATTTCCTCCGTCTCGAAGTTGATCTGACGCGGGAAGAACGACAGCCAGAACGGCGTGATCGTCTTGATGAACCGCGACACTTCCAAAAGAGTGGACGTGCCGTAAACAGTACCTGCCATGATGTTGGCTCCTATGCTTGAATGTTGAGTTCAGGTGGCTTAGACAGCCGCCCAGCCACCGCCGACCTTGCCGACGCGGAACAGGGAATTGAAGAACGCCTTGCGCTCGACAAACGTGTCCATCGCAGCGGCAGCGTAGAGCGTGGCGTTGCCAGCCTGAGCAGCCAACAGGTCGTCGTTGAAGACACCCTGGTAGGCATACTGGACTTGTGCGCCGCTGGCAGCAGGCTGCATCGCGAGAACAGCCTGGTGGGCAGTGTGCGTGCCAGAGACGAACACCACAACACTGCCCGTGCTGGTCACGGCACAGACTTGGTACTTCGACAAAGCAGCACCAGCGGTGCCGTTGGAGGTCTTGATCGGCTCATCACCGGCCAAGAGGATTTCCGGGGTCAGCGGGCCATACGTCGCGCCGCCAGCAAGATCATTCACAGCCATGTTGTGGCTCCTTCAGAGTTGAATGGGTTGAAGTTACTGCTTGGCAGCGGGTGGGGAAAAACTGCGGACACCGGCCATGCGGGCAGCGGCAAGAATGCCCGATGCGCCAGCCTCTCCAGTGGTTTGCTCTTGAGCCTGCTCGTCACTGCCGACGTTCGGGCTGCCGGTGCTTGCCATTGCGGCTGCAAGCGGATTGACCACAGCAGCAGTTTCAGCAGGCTTCGGGGCTTGAGCCAGGATACCCTTGGCTTCATCGACAGACATGCTGGTCTTGAAGGCCAGATGGTTCGCGAGAGCATCGCGTCCCTTGGCTTCATCACAAGTCATGATGCCGCTGATGCGGGTGCGTTCAGCCGATGCCGCTTCGTCGCGGCTGGCCTTGTCGTCAACGGGCGTGTGTTGGACACCCGGCTTGGTTGCGTCAGACATTTCGTCGTCCTTTTTTCGCTGGTTGGATGTCGAGCCGGATAGCCCGTCGAGGAACGCTTGCACCGCCGCTTGTGGCGTTGCAATTGCGTCGATAAGGCCGAGCGACAGAGCGTCGTCGGCGCGGTAGATGCGAGCTTCGGTGTCTCGCACTGCCTTGTCGTCCATGTCGCGCCCCTTGGCCACGAGCGACACGAATGCGTTGTAAGAGCGGTCGATGCTCTTTTGCATGTCTGCTTTCACGTTGTCGGGCAAAGCCTGAAACGGGTTGCCGTCAACTTTGTGGTCACCGGCATGAATGAACGTGATCTCCAGACCCCAATCAGCCAGCATCTTTTCCATGCTGATGTGCATGGCCACGACACCTACTGAGCCAACACCACCAGATGGTGTGACTGTGATCTGATCAGCACCGCATGCGAGCGCGTAGCTTGCGCTGTAGCAGTTGCTGTCAACCACTGCCAGGGTGGGCTTGCCGTTGGCGAGTTGCTTGATGTCAGCCGAGCACTCGAAGCAACCAGCAGCCTCGCCACCGTAGCTGTTGTGATCGTAGACGATCGCTTCAACGTCAGGGTCTTGACCGGCCATTGCGGTCTGCTGACGAATGAAGTTGTAGCCCGTCACGCTGCCCCACGAACTACCGAAGCGGTTGATCAGGCTGCCGTGTACGGGAATGATCGCAACGCCCGAGGAAAAGGCGAACGGCTTGTTTTGCTGAATCGGTGCCAAGCCGTAGGCCGCGCAGAGTGACTCGCGACGAGCCAGGAAAGCGGCTTCCTCGACAGCAGGGTTCGCCATCGCCAGAGCGCGAATGTCAGAAGCGAAGCCCATGTAATGGGAAGCAATCGCCACCTCGCGCCCGTGCAAACGGGAGAGTGCTGATCGAGCAATATGATCGCTCATGGGTTGTCTTTCATTCGACATAGGTTTGTATTGTAGCGACTGTGAAAAACGATTCAGTTTCTCGCGTCGGCGGGATCAGTTTGATCCTGATTTTCATCATCAGGTTGTTCATTCTGATTTTGGGCTGCAGCAGCCTTCGCCACCTCGCCAAACTTCAATCCCAGTTTCTCTTCGAGTTTGATTTCCCGCGAGCGTTGACGATAAATCTTGCGCCAGTCTTCACCAAGCCGAGCATTCTCTTTCTCGCGAGTGGACAGGCCGTTCTCGATGCGAAGGATTGCCGATTCAGTTTCCTTCTTCTCATCGATCTGACCACGGGATGCGCCGATCCATTCAGAAGAAGCAATCGCTTCCCGAATGATCGGGTCAGCGTAATACTTCGCAAGGGTGATGCCGCGAGGCAGCGGAACATTCCTCGCGTTGATTTCCTCTTCCAGCCAGAGTTGATAGATCATCGACGCGAAACGGTCAGCGACGACTTTCTTTCGACTCTGCATGTACTTCCATGTCTCGCCCATGCTGGCGCGAGCGCTGCTATAGCTGGTCTTGCTGTAGTCACGGCTGAACTGCTCGTAGCTCAAACCAAGAGCAGCCGCAGTGTGACGCAGCAGGCTTTCCTCGAAGTTCGTGCCGACACCACCTGGCGTGCCCATGGGCTTCAGGTTGAGTTTGGTGCCGGGGAAAAGATGAGGCATCTTCACACCGTCAATTGCGATGTTGTTCGACGCACCCACGTAAGTTTGCAGCGCGGCCATGTATTGACCTAGCATGTCACCAAAGCCCTGCTGACCAGCGCCCATTGAACCAAAGACCACCTCTCGCGGCAGTTCGGATTCAACCGCAGCAGCATAGGTCGCGTTGACCACTGCGTTCTGCAGCGTCACGTCTTGGAAGCGCTTGGTCATCCGCATCTGTTTCAGCACGGACACCATGTCGCTGATACCACGCGACTGATCCGGTTGCATCTGCTCGATGATGTGGATGACTTGACGACGACCCCAAGGTTTGACGGCTTCGACATAACGCCAAGCCCAAGTCGCAGGGTCCATCCACATATCGTTGGGATGAGAACTGCGAATGTGGTATCCAAGCGGACGACCCCTGAAGTCCTTCTTGATGCCGCGGCGAAGAAAACGATCGTCACCCAATCCGTCTGGATTGCACAGCCGGGTCGGACTGGTCATCTGGATTGCAGTCGAAAAGGGACGACCTGATTCACGAATCCATTCAGCAACAGCAAGAACTTCACCCGTGATCAGGTGACCACCGACAGCCAGGCGGACAAGACCTGTCAAGGTGTTCATTCGAGCAGCGTCAAACCAAGACTCAGGGCTGTCCGCCAAGAGATTGAATCGGGGCTCCACTGTGGCTTGGAACTCTTCAGCCCAACCCTCATCAGCACCGATCAGTTCATACTCAGGTTGTGCGTTCAGACGGTACTGTGCGCCGACGATAGAGTCACGGTGCAGATTGACCGCACCCATGGCATAACCATCGTTCTGAACACTGTTCAAAGAACGGGCATCAGCCTCATCCTTCAGCGGGTTGATCTGACGATCAGGGCTGATGATAGGAGCGTCCCAGCGGAACGTCTCACGCGAGGTGCGCTCGGCACCTTCCAGTCCACCACCAACTGCAAGCTGGCGGGGCGGGTTGATGTCAAGGGAGAGTTGCATTGGGTTGTCCGATGTTGTATGACGACAGGTCCAGCGGGATCTGCGCTGCGCCCATGGCGTGACCGTGCATCAGGCCCTGCAAATAGCTCGCCGTGGTTGCGCGGTTCAGGCGCACGCCCCAGCGGCCGGTTCTGCCGGGGATGACCAGCCCAGTTGCATCGCGCACGAAGGCTTGTGCGATTTCTGAGCACCAGAAACTGTCGGGGTCGTCCAGGTCGCGCAGAAGGGGGAAGCCTGCGATGCCTAGGTAGTCGTAGCGCTTGCCGATCTTGGCTCGGAGGTTAGTTTCGGCCTGCTCGCCCATGTCGACTGTGCGGGGGATAACGGGCATGCGCTGCACGATGGTGACGCCGTGCAGCGCATCTTCGAGCGGGACAACGTGGACGCCGCGCAGCGCGGTGGAGTGGATCGCTTCATCCCCTATGCGGACAAGGACATGGCTTGCCTCGTCACCTTCCCATGCGCGGACGAAGAGGCCCCAGCGCGTGGTGGTGTAGATGAGTTCGTGGCGGGTCATGGCGCACCTTCAGGCCAGGATCACGTCAGCTTCGGCCTGCGTGAGCAAGCCAGCGCCGACAAGCATGGCGATACCGCCGCGTACATGCGTCGACCCGGTGTAAACGTAGGGGTTTGTTTCCACTTCGCGCAAATAGGCCGCAAGTTGCTCATTGCCAGCAGCGGCAGCTTTGATCGTTGCCAGCTTCGCGGCAGGGAAACGCAAAACAAACTCACCGCCGGTGATTCGGATGTATTGGTCTTGATAGGACTTGAGTACCGAGTCAATGACCTTGCCGAGATACTCGTGATCGGTCAGCGGGGCTGCTTCGGCGGGTAGCGATGCGTTCGCGGCAGCATTAGCAGCGGCCAGCGCGGCATCATTGACCGCAGTGAGTTGTTTGGTAAAGGTGCTCATGTCAGGTTCCCACTTTCACAGTGCCCGCGTCATTCCACAAAATTCCGGGGCCGGGGTTTGAGGTTGGCAAGCCGCTGATGTGCAGGACGTTGCCGCTTGCGCCAGTGCCCGCACCTTCCGGCCGAAGGAATGCCACGCCTGAGGTGCTCATGCCTTTGCTCAGGCGGCGATAGTTGCTTGCGTCGATGAAGGTGCCGTAGACACGATGCTCTTGAGCAGCGCTGCCGTTGCGGTGCGCCCAGACGTTTGCCGCATCAAATGTGGCGATGACCTGTCGGGCCCCGCCCGCTGGACCAAATCCAACTCCGTTTACCAAAAAACACGCCGGGTCGGAGGAGAAGAACTGGGCAACGTGGGCGCTGTCTCCTCTCTCGATCTGCACGCCAAATCCGCCAGAATAAAGCTGAAAACCGTTTGCACCAGAGGTTGATGACAAAACGCGACGAGTTGAGTCGTAGCGGACAAATATTGCGCCGTCTTTTCGGACACTTGCTTGCGATACACCGCCGACTTGCCACTCTTCAATCAGTGAATTCGCAGCGCTGGTCGTGTCGGTGATATTGGTGCGCTTGCCGACGAAGGTTACCCCGCTCGCGTTCCACGTTTGCGTCACACTCTGAGCCGGGTTACTGGTTGTCTGCGTCCCACTCGCCAGCGTCATCGTGTTCGTGGTCTTGTTCCACGTCCAGCCCGACGCGCCTGCGAATGCGCCGCCATCGTTGAACTGCACCTGTGTGTCA